ACATAACCATTTACCATGGTTTCAGGCGACATGTTATACTGCATAATGATTGACGGATACAGAGAGGTAGCATCGAAAGAAACTACCCAGTCATACTTACCGGGTTTAGGTTCTTGAACGTAAGCACCTTCGATGCCGCGACCCTGCTGGTCTTTCTTCTGCGGAATGTGGATATTCTTATCATACAAGTGATTGTAGAGAAGGCAATCCCAGGTGCGAACCTGTGAGAAAACATCATTGTAATTACACTTGGCGTCATAAGCCATTGTAAGAATAAGTTCAATCAACTTCAACTTACGTTCAAGTTCGTCCACAATTTCAACGTCTCGAACGTTGTATTCAACAAACTTCTGCCAGTCTTTAGTATAAAACTCACGGAAACTTTCATAGGGATTATCCAGCTTGTTCTTACCAAGTTCCACAGAGGCAATATGGTCTAGCTTGTAGGACTCTTGGTTAGAATACGTGAACTTCTTAAAGAGGTCCAGATAATCTAGAACGGCGATACCCTTCATTTCATAGGTAAACATTTCGCGACCCATGACATTCATGTTCTTGCGTTGCACTAGACCCCAAGGAGAAAACTTCTTCTTGGTGGCATTTTCATCATTGAACAATCGCTCGACGCGGGCAATCATATATGCAATATCGAAAAGTTCAACGTTCCAACCAGTGATGATATCTGGATGATTGTCCGAATGAAATCTGATATAGGTTTCTAACAAGTCGCGTTCATTGTCACACTTAACATATAGAAACTTATTGCCAGTAGCACGAAGGGCTGTTATTTCTTCGGAGTTTACATCATCAAATTCACCACAACCAAAGGTAATAATCTGCCGAGAGACTAGGTCCTTGACAGTGATGAGAAGAATCTCTTCAATAGGATTATTGATATCTGGGAAGCCAAACTCGGCTCGCGTTTCGATATCGATTGTCTGAATCTTTAGAGCATTCATGTCCCACTGGATTTCACCGGGGAACTTATGCGTAATATACTGATACCCAAAGTTAGTCTGACCGTAGATAGGAAAGTTATCTACTTCACCATAGGTTTGAATAAACTCTTTGGCATCATTGTTACTTTGAAACTCAACGGGCTGGAGATTATCGCCATACAGAGACTTGTGGACACCCTGTTCTTTACTCTTCACATAGAGAACAGGAGAGAAGTCTTCCCTACGATTAAAGCGCACACCATTATGAACACCTCGAACAAGAATCTTGGAGCCATATTGGTGTGCGCTGGTATAAAACTTCATGTAAACCTCTTTTCAATTCAAATACTACTATACTATAAAACATAACAAAAGTAAAGAGAGTTAGTTACACCATGATGCCTTTTTTTCGCCCATATAGGCGCGGGCGAGGCCAGCCTTGATTAGTTCTGTTGATAGGTCCTTGCCATTATACTTGACATAACCAAGAACACGGCCACCAAACTTGTCCCATTCTTTTAGGTCAACCTGAATAACCTGTCCCGGCTTGATAACAGACTTAGTAAAGTTTGTTGCTGCTTCTCCACCAGCAGCTTCCTTAGGACACTGGGCACGTCCACCCTTTTCAGGTGTATCAACACCCAACACTCGGATTTTAATTACAGGTGGAATTGGAGCTGGCACCCATGGTGCTTCGACTTCGATTGTGTCCCCGTCCATAACTCTTGTTACCTTCCATGAATGCTCTACTGCTAGAGCGGGAGTGGCAATCAGGGCTGCGGCTAGAAATGCGGTAAATAATTTCATATGATAATCTTACTTTCTGGAATGACGATACCACTACCGAAACGAGTATTATATTCGTTCTTCATTCCAGTATCTGGTTCGAAAATAGAAACAACTGCACCAGCACGAATAGGAATATCTCCGGTCTGGGCATACGGGCAGAAGGGTGCTAGTCCAATACCAAACTGATTGTTCTGGTTAGGTACCATCATAATCAACAGAGGCTTTTGTAGGATTACAAGACCCTCAGCACTTTCATCAATGTCAGCAATGATTTCCTCACCGCTGATTAGCTTTATACATTTAATATTGGACATAGCATTCACCTTCTTAAATTATTACTTAGTTTTACCTTCTGCCAAGAATTCGGCAGCTTGTGATGGATATTCATTATCCTCATCGGTAATGTCGATCTTCTTGGCTTTCTTTTCTTCTGGAATAAATGCTTCAAGCCAAATCTTTAGCATACCATTTACCAGAGTAGAACTTTTTACTTCAACATTGTCGGCAAGAGTAAATTCACGTTTGAATCCTCGCTCGGCAATACCTTTGTAAAGGTATTCAGTATTCTCAGTGGCATCGATTTTACCACGAATACTCAACAGACCTTCTTGCAATTCAATATCAATCTCGGACTTACCGAAACCAGCAACGGCTAGTTCAATAACGTAGCGGTCTTCATCGACCTTCTTGATATTGTATGGGGGATATTTAATTGGCATCATCTGGGATGATTGGTCGGCAATATCTGCCAGCCTCTTCATAACACGGTCTGCGCCAACGAAATAACGATCCATCTGTGGGATCATTGTTGTATCAAATTTCATATTTTTGCTCCTATTAAGCGAGTTTAAAAAGTGTGCCATCCGAAGCATGGCACACTTTATTTATACTATACTTTTAGAAGAAAGTCAACTACTTTTTGCGACCGATGTTATACTTTTGAATAAGTTCCCACTCGTTCTTTTCTTTGTAAGCAATTACTTTGATTTGATTTAGAGGTGCCTTGTCCTCATGGATTTCTGGATTGAGAATGGTAATCAAACCCCAGTCCGAAAGTAAATGCGCAACAGTATTTCTACGTTGCAAGTCATTATCGCTAAAGTCCGCATCTTTACCATCTAAGGCAAAGAGTTCCTTAAAGTGAACAATGAAATACCTACCCTGCTTATGAAGGATATGGCATGACTGATAAAGAATCTTGTCCTTACGAGACGCTACCCCAATACGTGAAAGAGTTTCACGAACCTTTAGAAAGTCGTCTGGATTCTCCAACTTAACTTCCAAGGGAGCATACCCAGGATAGTTAATATCAAAAAAATCTTCGCTCATTTTCTACCACCTTTATACAATTTCTCTTTTATTGTTTTCTTTTGTTCTTCGGAGAGAATTGTAAGAGCTTGACTAGCTTTTTCATTACTATAGCCATAATACTCCTTGATCATCTCAACTTCGGCATCGTCTTCAATTTTGATCCATTTATCAAAACGCTTTCTAGACCTAATTGTATTTATAAGAAAAGTATTTTGCAGAGCTTTATCAAGGTGTGGGCGGCAGTTCATCTCGTTGGCTGGAATAACAGTATCGGCACTGAAACTCAGTCCACGATTGATGATCCAAGGGTTGTATTGCTTCTCTGACCACTCATCTACTATGAGATTGGTCTTCTTGTGGTTAATATCGTTGATGAAATCGAAGGGAGAAATCTTAGCTTTTTTCTCTACATAATCTTCTGGCTTATATTCTACCTTTGGATCCCCAAGACCCTCTAGAATACCGTCCATTACTTCCACTCCACCCCAGCCATAATCTCAACCAGACAGGCTACGAGATTGATTTCTTGGTTGGTAGCGAAAGCAGACTTGTATTGGTAGTCGGCCAGCAGAACGATAAGAGCCGCAGGATACTTAACATCATCAAGAAGGGTATCATAAATCTTACGGAAGATGATGCCAGCATCGTTGTCGATATTATCTACGACCCACTGACGGACCTTCTTGAAGTCTTTACCACGCAGAGCATCAACAAGTTCTTTCATGTTGATTTCTTGGACGTTGGCTAGAATACCGGCATCGATTGTACCGCTTACGCTGTAACGCTGGAGTTCATTAAGGACACGGCGATAGTCGGGAAAGTGCTTCTTGAGAACTTCGGCTACAACCTTGTCATCATACTGCACATTCTCGGTCTCAAGAATGTCACCGAGGCGCTTCATGAAACGACCAGCCATCTTGGGTCGGTCAGCCTTAGTCAACTTGAATTCAATCACCGCAGTTCGACTATGCAGAGGTGCAATGATACGGTTCTTGAAGTTACAGGTAAAGATGAAGCGGCAGTTGTTGGCAAACTCTTCAATGAAGGCACGAAGGGCTGGCTGAGTGGAATTTGGATTCAGATAATCGGCTTCGTCTAGAATAACAACCTTAGTCTTGCCGCTAAACGAGACAGAAGATGCAAACTCACGTATCTTGGTGCGGAGAACATCGATACCAGATTCTTCTGAACCGTTGATAACGATATAATCACAGCCTAATTCTTCACAAATGGCTCGGGCGATAGTAGTCTTACCTACACCAGCCGAGCCACACAGGAGCATATTGGGAATCTCACCAGTCGCCACAAACTGGCGAAAGGTATTCAATTGTTCATCGGGTAAGATGCAATCGTCCAGCTTACGAGGACGATACTTCTCAACCCAGAGGAAGTCTTCACGCATAATGATTCTCCATAATAAAATAAAATGTCCGTCGCGATATTAGTCTATCCACGGACGCTGGCTTAGTGACCAGTATTCACAGTATCAGTTGGCCGTTATACGACGGCCACCTGAGCATCAAAGTCATTGAGAATGAGGAGCTTATTGAACTGGCGAACAACTTCATCCATATCACTCGTGGTAAACGCAATGGTTACATCACGAGGGTCTTCTTCTGCATCATAAGGAATGCGGGCATTAAATGTAAATTCAAACTTAGTCATATTATTTCTCCTTAAATAGAGGACGCAGGGTCCATTGCAATGTAATAAACGAGTTCGCGACCCTTGCTCTTAAACTCCATGGCGCGCTTCTTGCCAAGCGTGACAGTGTAGTTATCAGACAGGACTTTGAGGTTCTCGGTCTTCACTCGGCAATCAAACACAGGAGCAACATCGGTGCTGATAGTCTTAGTGTAGGAGTTTGCCGATGAATTAGTGGGGTCGCCAACCTTGAGTTGAACCTGAGTACCATCCGATACAATGCTGATGATTGGTGCCGAGGTGATTGATGCGGCGCGGAGAATCATACTGATTGCATCCGCAGAAAGATCGAACGACCACACAGGTTCAATCTCAAGGTTTTTGTCGGGAGCAGCGGTCACGGTGCCAGGATCGGAATAGAAGTATTCGAACTTCGAGCCGTCCTTACTAACCTTGATGCTAGTCTCGCCAAAATCTACGTCCTGATCTTCCATAAGGGTCAGAAGTGCCAGAAGGCTATTCAGGTCATAGATGGCAATCTCACGCGGAAAGGTTTCAGTAACCGTGGCACGGGAGAAAATGTTCTTCCCAGGACTAACGGTACCAATCACATTACCCTGCCGAAACAGAATATTGGTATTGATACCAGCGTAGTTCTTTAGAAGTGAAAGTGTTTCATTAGAAATTTTCATAATATATTAACCTTTTTTCTTGTTGGTCTTAGTACCAGTATTTGTTATAACAGAAATTGTGTCGTTTGTCAAGAGAGAACTGGTACCCATATTATAGGTTGACCAGTCGGGCGTAGATGTGGGCAAAGTAGCAGAAATCGTACCACCGGATATCGTAGATGGTAATACACCAGTGAGAGTAACAGGTTCTATCTTGACATCCGTGTAAAGTCCTGCTAGACTAGGCTGTTGTGCCTTATCATGAACATGCAATGCAATGATGGCATAGTGAATGACCTTCATGAGGTCCTTGCGCCAGTCTTCGGGAGTTCCCTTATGACCGTATCGCTGGGCATACTTCATGATGTTTCCAACCGTGAAGCCTACACCATGTCCACCATCAATGATAAACTCGGTAGCTTGGTACTTGTTCTGCGAGTAGTGCTGCCCATAAGTGGCGTTGACATACTCAGTAACCTGCCGAAGCAGGTCACCTTCGTTATACTTATATTGAATTGTCATAATATCTCCTTAGAACGGTGTCTCTTCAAAAAATGCGTCTTCATTGACGTTATCGGTAGGGCCTGTGTCAATCTTGGCATCAACCTTACTGTAGAGGTCAAGAAACGCAGACTTGGTATCACCATCAAAACGGTTTACACAAAGTTCGACTGCTTTCTGGCGAGACTTGAACATGGCAAAGGCGTTAACGATGTGTTCCAGACGGCGAGTCGAAATCAGGTCGTCAATGCCACCATCGTAGAAAGTCTTACGAATGATTTCAGCCCAAGTGACAAGGTTGTCGGCGAATTCTTCATCGACCGCACCAGCCTTTTCCATCTTGTTCATGACAATCTTCTTTTCAACCTTAGCCGATGGGTATTCTTGTTCGACTGTGATGGCGAAACGCTCAAGGAAGGCATCATCAAGAATCTGGGCCGAGATGAACTTGCCGTCATCGGAACCACGACCCTTGGTGTTAGCAGTTGCAACCACGTTGAAGCCCTTGGCTGGGAAGACAGTCTCACCAGTCTTCTTATTGAAGTATGGCTTGCCTTCGAGAATGGCTTGGATGCACATCAACTTGTTCGAACCGCGGTCGATTTCATCAAGAATAAGAATTGCACCACGCTTCATGGCAGTCAGAACAGGACCTTCGCGGTACACTACGTTACCATCGACAAGGGTGTTGCCACCAATCAGGTCGTCTTCATCGGTTTCTACCGAGATGTTGACGCGGAGACATTCACGCTTCAACTTGGCGCAAGCCTGTTCAATCATTGTGGTCTTACCGTTACCAGACAGACCAGAGATGAACGTGGGATAGAAGGCTTCTGCCTTGAGAACCTTAATCAGGTCGGTGTAAAAGCCAAACGGAACGTAGGTCGCATCAAGACGAGGAACCAGATTGTCAATGATTACCTCTAGCTTAGGCTGCATCACCGTCTTAGCAACGGGCTTCGAGGTAATCTCAGCAACTGGCTGAGACATTACGGGCACAGGCTTGGCAGTCACGCCAACCATTGCAGCCGACAAATCGTAAACGCCACGAGAAATCTTCTCGCCCTCTTCCATAATCTTGTCAGCAATTCGGCTCTTGAGTCCAAGAGAATTGGACACGGCGATAACATCTTTCTTTCGAAAGACACCACCATTTGTATCGGCGGCACGAAGGGCAGACAACATGTCTTCACGGGTATTAATCATAATAAAATCACCTTTTCACAAACAAACATCATCAATCACATTATTTACTATAGACGATTCGCGACCAAATGTCAAGAACAAAATGCCTTTTGTGTCAACATTATTCATAGCGAATCACTTTCTCTCTTCTGTCTACTATTTTATAATAGCAGAATTGATGGAGAAGTCAAGCGGTAATTTTAGGCTACCGCTTCGACCATCTTGGTCAGTATCACACGACCGATAGATTTCTTATCTTGGAAGGCCTTGAAAGCCTTGGTCAGTTCCTTCTTATCGTTGGAGTCTACAGTCAGAGTATCTTCCTTGATTTGCAGACTGCTGCCAGCCTTGATAAGGAACTGGTCATCAAAGCCATTGATGTTCTTGAGGAGAGCGGCACTTTCCTTCTTGAAAGCCTTGCGGGCGGCATCACTTGCAACACCAGAGAGAAGCGAACGAGCCAAGAAATACTTGAGGTCATAAGAACCCATTAGGTAAAAGTTAATCATTCGCGAACCCGTGGTCTCACGATACAGGTCTAAAAGAGCCTTGCAATAAGACTTGCTGCGATAGCTATTGCCATCATATTGCTGCAAAAATGTGCGACGAGTCTTAGAGTCAACAATAGCTAGGTTCTTACGGTGATAATCATTGTGATGACCAACAGTTTCAAAGTTACAATCACCTTCACCATCGGTCAAGAATACCGACGAAAGAACTTCAACCCGATTGCGGTTCTTGAAGTCTTCGGCGATGTAACGGCCGAGAAGGATGGCTTCTTCTAGCGGAGTGCTGCCAAGACCAAAAGAGTTGGCAGCTGGACCGTCTAGATAAAGGTCATGATAGCTACGATTATAAGACTGGCCAAGAGCAAGAAGATTTGCCATCTGGGTCTTGAACTTACCACCAGAAACACCGGTAGCCACCAGCTGGAGCATACGGAAACTGGGGTCAGAAATCATCAGGTTGTTTGGGTCTGACAAGTTATTGCGGCTGCGCACTGTATCGAAATACGTTTGTGGTGCGCTAGAGTTCGTGATGAAACCGTAAACTTCAAACGGAATGCGAACTTTCTGGCAGAACGAAGCCAGTAGAACCAGCTGCTCCATGGTACCAGACATGTTGGAAGACATACTGCCCGACATATCTAGGTACAGAAGCATACCGTGGTTCTGACCGTTAGGAACAACCGTGTTCTGAAGGAACAAGTCTTCGGTGATTTTGTAAGCCCACACCTTGTCCATGTTGATGCGGCCAGTCTTGGAAGTCTGGGCGCGCATAAGCGACTTGGCTTTTTTCTTGCGTTCAAAGTCCTGCGCCATTGAACTAAGGTACTTGCTGTTCTTGCTCAGAAAGTCCTTGTAGAGTTCCATCTTGACCTGTTCGACCGTCTTACCTGCTCGGTATGCGGCGCCACCAACAGTGAACGTCAACATCTTTTCGACGGTGTTGATACCGACAATAAAATCAGCAGGGTTCAGAACGGGAAGCTTGGCATAAAACGTCTCACGGGCGTTTGCATCAAGCAGGCTGTCTTCATTCCGGCGAAAGTTCTCATCGGTGAACGAAGTGGGCTCAGGGCTTTCTTCCGTATCATCAGACTCACTGCCATCAGACGAGCCTTCGTCCTTCTCTTCTGACTTTTCTTCGGCATCATCCGATGAGGAAGACTTCGACTCTTCAGTTTCGTCTTCTGATTTCTGACCCTTAGGAGAAGGCGTCTGTGGCTTTTCTTTGTCATCGGAGTTGTCCGAATTAGGAACTTCAACGTAGTCCGCACTCGGGTCGAATTCGCCGTCGCCATCTTCCATGATATCACCAAGGGCGTTCATGAATTGTTCGAAGTCAAGTTCTTCGGTCGAGTTCTCAGCCCGCTCGTAAAGTTCGGTAGCTAGAGCGACAA